ACTTGCTTCCGACATTGCACTTGCCAATGCTCGCGATTTACTTACTATTTTGCAATGGAACGAGCAACAAGGCATTCGCCTATTCCGTATCGGTTCAGAAATATTCCCACGGTGGAATCATTACGAATTACGTGACTTGCCTGGTATCGATGCGATTACACATCATTTACGTATTGCAGGTGACTACGCACGTGCTCATGGGCATCGTCTTACAACGCATCCTGGTCCATTTCATATCCTAGGTAGTCCCGATGATGTGGTTGTTGACAATTCTATCATTGGTCTTGAACGCCATTCCGAAATGTTTGATCTTATGGGCTTTGCACCATCTTTTGATAATCTTATCAATATTCATATCGGTGCTACATATAATGACAAGCCCAGTACCGTTGCACGGTGGTTGTTTAACTATCGTCGTTTGTCTGATTCATGTCGTGCACGTTTAGTTGTTGAGAATGATGACAAGGCCTCTATGTATTCGGTGCGTGAGTTGTATGAGTATTTGCATGTTCCAACACGTATTCCTATTACGTTTGACTATTGGCATCACACTTTCAATACCGGTGATATCAGTGAACAAGAAGCATTCTTTATGGCTCGTGACACATGGGCTGTTAACGATGCCATTCAATGCACGCATTACTCCGAATCACGTCGACGCGAGAATCAGATTCTTATTGAGCGTATGTTTGCACATCATGGTATTTCATTAGAGAATATTGCACATTGGCCTACCTTTCACAAACAATACAAGGAGTTTACCAAGATCAAGGAGCAGGCTCATGCTGACTTCATTACGCAGCTTCCCAATACATACGGTGTTCCTTCTTTAGACATCGAGGTTGAGGCTAAAGCCAAGGAGCAATCTTTATTGCAGATTGGAGTTACATGTTGTCAAGAAAATAATGCAATAATTCTATAGTATAATATTTATATAAAATAATAATAACAAATAAAAAAGGTTACAACATGGCGTATTACCGTTACAAAAACAAAGTTACTGATGATTTAGAAGATACAAAAGAAATTATCCGTATGTTAGGAAGAATGATTGGCGAAGGTAAAATTGATAAAGATTCAACTCTAGACAATTTAGCTCGAGCATTAAAAAAGATAGAATCTGCAATATATTACATCGAACGCGAATAATATGAAAGTTAAAAAAAGTTATGTGCTGAAAGGCTTCAAAAGATTGCAATGTAAATATTGCACTTATATATGTGAAAGAGTTGATGAAAATGCGACTGCTATAACTTGCTCAGCCTGCACATCAAAGCTAGTAAATGGGCAAACATTGGAACTAAGAAAATAATTACATATATTAAATAAAAAAGTTATGTTAGACGCAGAAAAAATAAAATCAAATTGGGAACGATATCGCGGTTTGGTTAATCAATTCTTTCCTACACGAAAAGATGCATTAAATAAAATGTATGATGCATTAGAAGACCGTATGGTATTTATGCCAGCCTCTTCAATGGAACATTTCCATAATGCATTTGCCGGAGGTTATGTTGATCATGTACTTCGCGTAATTGATTGTGCATTAACATTGCATAATACATGGACCGTAATGGGCGCTGATATGTCAGGCTATACGGAAGAGGAATTATTGTTTGCAGCAATGCATCATGATTTAGGTAAAGCTGGGTTTCCGGGTGAAGGTAATGAAGTGTATCAAATTGAAACTTCGGATTGGCATCGCAAGAATCAAGGTAAACTTTACAAAACAAATTCAAATATTCCGTTTACAATGGTACCAGATCTATCAATTTGGTTGTTACAAGAATACAATGTAAAAATGTCTTGGACAGAATACCAAGCAATTAAGATACATGATGGTTTATATGATGAAGCAAATAAACCATATTTTATTGCTAGATCCGCACAAGCTAGATTGAAAACAAATTTACCTATCATTTTGCACCATGCAGATCATATGGCATCTACAATTGAGTTTGAACGTTGGAGAAATGGAAAAACATCATCTCCGGCCCCAGTTGCAGAAAAAAGCAAAACACAAAAAAGCAACGGATTAAAAAACTTAGCTGAAAATAATCCAGATGTGCAACAATCATTAACAGACATATTTAAAGCATTTCAATAATGACAATATTTTTATCAATAACAACCATTGCATTTGCAATTGCATTTGGATACTTTGCTTACCGGGCATATATATTAGCTGGTTTAGTAGTCGACAGTGAAGATTATCATGCTGCAGTTGAAGAAACAAATTTATATATGTATTCTAAAATTTTAGAATCATACGCTAAAATGCAAGAAATTGACCGCATCGGTGCATTTGAACAAGATGATGAAGCAGGAACAACATTTTCAATGTTAAAAGAAGTAATAGATACACTTAAATCGGAATTTGATGGCGAAGAGAGCAAAGAAGAAAAGTAATAATTACTTTACTAAAATAACTGATATAGCTATCATAGCTTATAATAAATCAGATAGTATGGTAAAACGAGAAAAAATATATCGTCGTTTTATTTATCCAGCATTCATGAAATTAGCTGAAAATCTAATCAATAAAATGAAACCGGATTATATAGATTCAACATTTGCTGATCTTCAAACTGATTTAGTTACATTCTTAACAGCAAGATTAGATAAATTTAATCCAGAAGCCGGAAAGGCTTATTCGTATTATACAAGAACGTCATTTAATTATTTAATTGCCGAAAATCAAAAAGCGTATGCTAAATTGAAACAAGATACACAAACATTGGATGTTGATGAACAACGCAATATCATGACTGAAATTCACAATGAAGAGATGCGAGAAACACTTCGTTATTTTATGAATGCATATATTGAATATTGTTATGAAAATCTAAATTCTTTGTTTTCTAATACAATTGATATACATGTTGCTGATTCAATTCTTCATATTTTTGAAACTAGAGATAACATTGAAGATTTCAATAAAAAAGCTTTGTATATTTACATACGAGAACGCACCGGATTGGAAACAACTAATATTACGCGTGTAATCAAAACACTTAAACAGATTTACGAAACCAAATTCAAAGAATACGAACAAACAGACTTCATAAACTTGCCGTTTTGATATTTATATTTATATAAATGAATCGAAATGGACAAAAACGAAGAAATATTTAAAGGTACATCTTTTGCGGACTTAATGTCTGATGTATATCATAACAGCAAAAAGAAAGACCGACAAATTACACAATTGATAGCACAGTTGCAACCTTTAATTAGGAATGCATCTGATGCTACAATTATTGTCCCACTTATCAAAGAATATTTAGATGTTGCAGTTAAGAATGATGATCATCTAGTAAAATTAACTGCAATTGTTCAACGTTATATTTCTACCAAACAAACTATTGCTGGCGCTGATTCATTGTTAAGTGATGAAGAGAAAATGCAATTGATTCGAATTGCAGAATCTACATTAGAAACGGAATTGACTGATGAAATTGAAGATTTGCAAAAATTAGATCAACAAGATCAAATAATGCAAAACAAAATAAATCAAGCAAAACAAAAACTAGGATCTAATGACTAACGAATATGATATACCGATATCATTTTATATTGCTGAGGTTGTTTCAAAAGCAAATGCAGAAACATATACAACAAAATTACAGCAAAGTAATCAACAATCTAGCGGGTCTTCGCTACACCATATATACGAAATCAATTGTAAAATAGTATCACCTGATCCATATTCTCCGCAAATTAGCAATATAAAACCAGCTGATATCAATACGAAAAAAATACCTTTAGTTGGAGAAATGGTTTTAATTTTCCAAGGACATCGAGAAGATTCAAACATAAACGCATTAGGCCCGCCGGCGTGGTATTATTTAACTACATTAGCTCCTATTTCTGATATAAATTCAAATTCAATAACAGGGTTAAGTAAAACCGGATTGACTAATACTAAACCAGGTGAAACATTTACTGAAACTGATGTTGCAATTTTACAGGCATATGAAGGTGATGTAATTGTAGAAGGTCGGTGGGGAAACAGTATTCGATTTGGTAGTTCAATTGATACTAAAAAAGCAGTAGTTGATACACTTCCAAATTATCTAGGTGAGTCAGGTGCACCGATTATACTATTATCAAATCAAAAAACTTATAGTACAAAATTTGTTACGGAAAATATTGAAACTGATGCATCTTCTTTATATTTAACCAGCACTCAACGCATAAACAATCTAACTACATCAAATCCGGTTGCATCTGATATATCAGTATCTAAATTTAATAGATCTCAATTAATTGGTGTTGCTGATAGGATTGTTTTAAAATCAAAAACTGATTCCGTTATTATTGATGGCAAACAAAGCATTGAAATAAATGCACCAACAATTTATTTAGGTGCAGCAGATCGTTCTAATAAAGAACCAATGCTCCATTCAACAGCTGTAGTTAGTTTACTACAAAAAATAGTTTCTATGATAAAAATAGGTTTTGCGGATTCTAGCGGCGTTATTTGTACTCCATTGTATGATGCACTAACTGATGCAGAAACTTTGTTTCAAGAATTGACTAATGACAATATATTGATAGACAAATATCAAAAAACTAATTATAGATTATAATGGCAATAGGAACAACGATACCAGTAAATTTAATAAAACAGTTAATACCCGTTTTAATGCAACAAGTAGATACTTTATCTGCTGAATCGGAAAAAATTATTAATCAAGTATTACAATTACCATCTGATATACAGTGTAATGATCCTAGGATTCGTGCTGCTAAACTTAAATTGCAATCATTATATGATTTAATTGATACAATTAAACAAGGCCTTGATATTATCAATTCAATTGTACCCGTTATTAGTACGATATCAACTGTTGCATCTACTTTAAAAATTGTCCAATTGGCTATTCCTGCAGTACCAGGAGTTCCAACCGGGCCCGTAACTGAATTAATCAATACATTTGATAGTTTAGGAAAAAATGCTAAGTCATCAGTTTCATCTTTGCAAGGAATGGTTTCTGCAATCAACATACAATTTGCTAGAATCAATCAATCATTAGCAAAAGCAATTCGTAAATTGTCTGCAATTTGTAATACTGAAATATTTGATGTGTCAACTGATATTAACGATGCATTATTAAATTTAGAATATACGGATGATGTTCCTACACAATTTTATACAGAATTAAATGTATCTGATGAAGATATTACTTCTAGATTATCATTGATTGAACAATTAGTAACGGAACAATTAAACGTACTACAAAATTTAAAAGAAGCTCCTAGCAAAGTTCTTTCTGGAATACAAATACCGATTACCGATATAGGTGATATTGGTGATTATTATATTGATACAGATAGCCAACTAATATATGGTCCTAAAACTGAGTTAGGTTGGGGCAGTGGCATAAATATCTAATCAAATTTACATTTATTCATATTTATTAATAAAGTTATCATATGGATTCAAAAACATTAATTAAAGCACTAAAAATAGCCGTACGTGATGTTATTAAAGAAGAATTAACTGAAATACTTCGCGAAGGGTTACAATCTACTATCACTGAGATGAAATCTACATCCACAGTGCCAGTTAATCGGGCAACAGGAAAATCGGTTGCACAAACACCGGTTAAAAACAAAGTTCAATTTCAAAAAACAGGTTTTGCTGATATTTTAAATGAAACTCCTTCAATGAAAGAAGGTTCTCCAGCAATATCAAGTTTTGCTGATTTAATGAATGAAAGTTATCAAGATTTAAGTTTTACGTCTGCAGATGCTCAAGGGTTTGGAATGCTTCGAACCGGTCAACAACCTGCAGCTCCGCAAGTAATGAATGATCCAGAAACTGGCAAAACATTTGAAGTTGATCCAGCAATACAAAAAGCAATGACCCGAGATTATTCTGCATTAATGAAAGCAATAGATAAAAAGAAAGGTAGATAATGTCATATGTAATCATACCTCCTAGTAATGTAAATACAAATACCGATGTTCCATATGGTATAAGTTTATCATTTGCGGATAATGGTGTTTTTAAATCATTGTATACAGCAGACGATCAAGCATTTGAAAACTTTAAAAATCTACTATTAACATTCCCTGGGGAACGCACGGGAGATTGGTATAATTTTGGTTGCAATTTAAAATTATTGTTATTTGAACAAAATATAGATGATATTAAATCAGATATACAAGATGTAATAACAACTGCTGCAGCATCTTGGTTACCCTATATTAATATAGTATCGATTGATATTATTACAGCAGATGATGATCCTAATTTAGATCATGCAATTAAAGTACTTATTACATTTAGTGTAGGAACTGGGTTACGAGAACAAGTTATACAAATAAACGCAACCGAATCAGGTGTAATTACAATTCAATAAAATTATGGAAACAAAAAAAGATATATCATACATCGGAAAAGATTTTGGACAATTCAAGAAAAACTTGATTGATTTTACAAAACAATATTTTCCAAATACTTATACTGATTTTAGTGATGCCTCTCCGGGTATGTTATTTGTAGAACTAGCATCATATGTAGGCGATGTTTTAAGTTTTTATGCAGATAGCAATTTACGAGAATCATTTTTAGATCAAGCAGTTGAACAAGCAAATATATATGATTTAGCTAAAGCATTAGGATATAAACCTAAAACAGCAATGCCGGCGTATGTTACATTAGATGTATTTCAAGTAGTTCCAGCTATTGGG